CGCCAGACGCGACGTGGCACGCACAGACACCAAGCCCTGCTCGAAGTCTGTGCCGTTGGTGTTGACCATCTCCACGGTGATGCCCTTGCTGCGGAACAGCTGCCCGTTTTCCTTGAACGCACCCACAAGGATGTAGCCCTGCGGGATCACCGGGGTCACGACAACCTTCTTGCCCCACAGGGACTCGCCGGCGTTCTGCGGCTGACCGTAGTCGGCGCCGAAGAACGACCCACCGAGGTACTGGTTCTGGTTGTCCTTGCCCAGGCGGATGGTCTGCCAGTCAAACGGGTTGACCACGAAAGCATCCGGCTCGCAGAACGCGGTGAACCGAATGTCGGTGATCGCACCGAACAGGCCGTCAGCGATCTGCAGCGCGGTCGCGGGGGTGTTCGGGGTGCCGGCCTCACGACCGTAGGAGATGGTGGACACGGTCGAGCTGGACTCGCCAGCGCCAGCGGTGCCGGACGCCGGGAACGCGAGACCACCCGTGATGGCGGTGCCACCAGCGGCAACACCAGGGGCGACGGTGAAGCCGGAAGTGCGGGCCAGGAGGCCGTTGACGCCCGGGTAGCCGTTGCCGGCGAGGATCTGAACCTCTTCCTGGCGCTGCACACCGAAGACGAGCCGGTTGTTGAGGAAGCTCACGTACTGCGAGGCGTCCTGCAGCATTTCATCGGTGATCTTGTGAACGTTGGTGACCTTGCCGACCTGCTCCTGAACGCGGGCAATCGCGTCAGTCGAGTACGGCATGGTCGCGCCTTCACCAGTGGCCGCGCTGGAGTTCGTCCACGCGGTCTCCTTCAGGTAGGAGATGACCGGCGAGTCGGTGGCGCCCGCAGCGAACAGGTCAGCGATCGTCAGCGGAAAAAACCGCTGCTCCACGATGCCCGGCAGGAAGTTCGGCAGGATCGCCGGACCCGCAGTACCAGCCAGGAAGTACCCAGACAGGGGGGAGCCGGCGGTGGTACCCGAGGTCGACTCACCCATCATGTTGGTGGCGCCCTGGGTCTTCATGCCGACCTCGGTCATGTACGAGTAGCGACCGCCCTTGGAGCGGACCGCCATCTTGTACGCCTCCGAGGCGAGGGCTTCCTCGCCGAGAGACCGGTACACCGGGCCCGCAGCAGAGCCCTGCTCAGTGTGGCTGTCTTCAGCGGCGCCGATGCCGGACATCAACGAGCGAGCGCGCTCCAGGTTCTTCAGCTCGGCGCCGATACGCTCGGACTCCTCCTGGAGCTTGTCGAGCTTCGCGCCCTTCTCGCTGACGGACATCTCGGCGTCGTTGATGACGCCCTGGATCTGCTCGCCGAGGCTCCTGGCCGCAGACTTGAGCTCAATTTCGGTAGCCATGAGAGGCTTTTCCTTTGCGAATGAGGACGCTCGTTGGGTTGCGGCACACCAAAACGAGCAGTGGGAACGGGGTTACAGAGACAGCGCCTGCGCTCGGAGCGCCAAAGCGCGAGCCCGCACCGCGATCTCCTCATCAGCGGAACCGGCACCGGCGGACTTAACGTCGGCGGATGCGGGGTCGGCGGACTTCTGAGAGTCGTCCTTCGGGCTTTCACCAGCCAGCTCAAGCAACGAGTCCGGAGCGTCGTCACCGATCTGCCTGTACAAGGCCAGCAGCTTCCGGGCCGCGGCCTTCTTCTCATCCGTGGGGGCGTCGACACCCCCACGTCCACCCGCGAGAGCCGCCGCGGCAGCGTGCACAGCGTTGCTGTTCACGTCCCCGTTCGGCTCCTTCACGGGAAGCTTGTAGTCGTCCTTCGAGTCAGACTCAGTGGCCGGTCCGATGAGGCACGACGCGCGCCACTGCTCGATCGTGAACCGGGAGGCCGAGCCGTCCCACGGGGTGTTCACAACCGACTTTGCCTCAACACTGCTCGGCTCGACAGCCTTCTGGTCGTCATCGTTGGAGCCGTCACCCTCGGGCACAACCGTGGTGATGATCGTGACGTCGGTGACCTTGTCTCCTAGCATGACCTGCGAACCATCGTCCTCGAACGTGCGGGACATCGAGTCGCCATTCAGGCAGTACACGACCGTGCCCGACTTGCCGCCCTCATCGAGGAACGTGGCCTGCACATATACCCACGCGCTCGGGTTGCCACGCTCGTAGATGTCGCACAGGGCATCGGAGATGCGGGCCTGTAGATCCTCCACAGAGTTCGCGAGAGCCTTCGCGACATACAGGGTTGCGGTCTTCTCGGCCGGCTTCGCCTGCGGCAGCACCATCAAGCGGCCGACGTGAAGCGGGTTGCGCTCCACGGCCTCAGCGAACGCCTTCGACAAGGACTCGACATCAATCGATCCGGTGACGTCAACGACAAACGGCGACGGGGCCTTGTTCGCCCCATCCATCTCGCCCGTGTCAGCATTCTGCGCCTCAGCGCACGACGCACCCAGAGCCGCAGCGTGATCATGGATCGCCTGGATCGACTTCTTGTCGGCCGCGTTGTTCCGCGCGCCCGCCTTCGTCTCGATGTCCACGCCGATCCCCTTGCTGTCCAACACAACCGCGTCCCGATTGCTGGGAACCGCAACAAACGCGCCGTTCAGAAGCTCCCGCTTCACAACGGACTTGCCGTCCTTCTCCGTCTTCGTCGACATGAACGTGACCGACGTGTTCCGGACGTGCTTCTCCTTCACCAGCGTCCGAACCAGCTGCCCCAGCGCCGTGGACGCGTAGGTGCCGCGCACATGCAGGCACCCGTCGTCCTCGATCGTCGGGACACCCGAGCCGACCGTCTTCTCCACCGACATGGCGTGATCGATGTCGAAGTTGATCCAGTCCGGGAGGTCTTCCCACTCGTCGTGCCGCAGCACGTCCCCGTCGCGGTCCTTTGACTCTGCGGACAGGATCACGTGGAAACTGCCGTAAGGGGTGTCGGCGTCGTCCTCGCCTGGCTCGATCGAGGCGAGCGCCTTAGAGATGATGTCCATCATTTCCTCGATTCGGCGAGCGCCAGATCGGCCAACAGTTCGGCTCGCTCGGTGTCATCAACAGTCCCGAGCAAGTCCTCGGCGACCTTGTCAAGGGATTGACCGCGACCAAGACGGCCCATCACTGACCGGAAGTACTTGCCTGGCTTGGGCTTCTCGGGTGTGGGCGGTGGCGCGGCGGGAGAAGGCGGCGTGGGAGGTGGAGAAGCCCCGGCAGGCTCGGCGGGAGCTGGCGGCTCCGGCGGATCCTGGGCATCCTCGAAGTCCTGTGGAACCAGTTGGGCCGTCGGCCCAGACACGGCAATGGACTCCTTGATGGACCCCAACGGCTGCATCGCGCTGTTCGCGTACAACTCGTTCGTCTCAGGCCCAGCATCGTTGAGGTCAAACCACGGCCTCACCTCGGCGGGCTTCGCGATGCCGTTCGTCACCAGGGAAACGGCGGTGGTGGCGCGGGTCTCGATGTTGCCGCGCAGCACCTCGTCCACGGCGAACCGGGCGAACAAGTTCCCCGCGAACTCCGGTTTCAGGTCGGTGTCGAGCAGGGACTCCAAGTCCTCGATGAGGGGGGCCATGGAGTCGCGGTAAAAGGACCGCATCTGCTCAGTGATGTTGGAGAACGTCGCGTTGTCGGTGATCTGCAGGACGGGCGGGGGCATGTCGAAGACGCCCGCGACCTCTTCCCGGTTGATCTTCCGGGTCTCGATGTACGACAGTTCCTCAGCCGTCAGCTGGAACGGCATCGCCGTCATGCCTTGCGGCAGCACGATCGTCGACCCAGCGTTGTCCGAACCGGCGTGGATCGCGTCGAACTCCTGCTTGATCCGCTTCCCGATCTCCGGTTTCAACGCCTTATCGACAGACAGCGCCAGCGAGGGGCGGCCCATGTTGCGGAACATCGCCGCCTGCGCCCTACGCGCCGAATCCTCCGACATGATCGTCGGCCGCAACGGCTCCAGCAGAGACCAGCCACGCATCTCCGTGTCAGGGTTGTACCGCTTCCACGCCATCACGTCCGTCACATCAGCCGTGAGGAACCCATACGTCGCGGTGCCCAGAGTGAAGATGTAGCGCAGATCCCCCGACTTCGCGCCCTTCCACTCACCATCGTTCGCGGCGCGCTGGATGAACGTCCGCGACGGGTGCATCGGCAGCAGATGCGTGACCTGCTTCGTCTTCGGGTCCCTCAGCTTGTAGGCGAACGCCTCACCATAGATGTCGTACGTCGACACATACCAGCGCCAAAACGCGTACGGAGACATGAACGGGCACGGCTGCCGCAACAGCTGCGCGTACGACGACCCAGTGTCCAGGTTCTTCCCGTTGTTCGGGGCGTTGTCCCACACACACAGCGACAACCTCGCGATAGCGTTCGCCCGCTTGTTCACCGCCGCAGCGATCCACGGCTGCGCCTTGTACAGCTCCGCGTAGTAGGCGAACCGCTTCTCCAGCCACATCCCATCTTGCGGGTAGAAGTAGCCAGTCGCCATCACGGGCGATGTCTCACCCAGGGCCTGCGGCGCGAGAGGAATCACTTGACCGCCATTGAGGAGCATCGTCACTCCTTCGCGGCCGTAGCCACCCGCTGCATGTAGGCCACGTTCGCCCTGTCGATCCACAACTCGCCCGGCGCCGACCGTGACCCGTTCGAGTCGATCACGTTGATGTCGGCGAAGTGGAACGACTTCGCGCAGGCGTCCAGCAGGATGCCGCTGAAGATCACCCCATCTTTGGGGGTCACCACCATGCGCTCCCGCACACACTTGCGGATGATCCGATCACGCCCAAACACGGGGGCTCCCCTCCGGGGCGAAGGAACACGCCAACCAGAGGGGTTGCGTGTAGCTAATACGTGGCGAAGCCGTCGAACTCGAACTCTTCCTCCATGTCGGCGGCGCGCATCGCGCCATCCACCGCCATGACCAGAGACACCACGCCATCGATCTTGTAGCCGTTTTTGGCCGCTGCATTGCGGTCCGGCTTCACGTTTCCCGCCGGATCCATCATCACCGGGAACCCATCCACCTGCCAGCGAATCGCGGCGTTCCCGCCATGGCGGAGCTTCGGCTCGCCATCGTTCGCCGACCGGATGACGGTCTGGAGTTCCTTCAACGGTGGCGACATCGACGCATAGCCCTGACGGATCTCAATCAGCGGCACACCATCCGCGTACAGCTGCGACACCAGGTGACTGGAGTTCCACGGGTCGAACCCGATGCTCTCCACCTCGTACAGGTCGCACGCCTTACGGATCGCCGCGGCGATGAACGAGTAGTCCGCAACGTTCCCCGGCGTCACCGTGATCAAGCCCTGCTCGATCCACACCGACGCCATGTTCGCCGTCAGCTTGTCTAGGCGCGGCACGTTCGCCTCAGGCGTCCACAGCTGCCACGTGGCGTCGTAGCCGCCCTGGCCGTCCGGGAACAACAAACACAGCGAGCACAAGTCCGATGTGGCCGCCAAGTCCAGGCCGCCATAGCAGGTGCGGCCCTCCAGCGCCTTCATGTCGACGGGGGCGTTGTTGCGGTCCCACTCCTCCATCAGCAGGTAACGGGCCGTCTGCTTCGTGCGGATCCCCAAGTGCAGGCGCTGAAACTCGGCCAAGTCGGCCGGGGAGTTCTTCGCCTTTGTCGCCTCGTTCCGCAGGAACTCCAGCGACGGCGACACCCCGAACCCCGGGTTAGCTTTCCGCCACGTCTCCTCGATGAACGGGTCATCGTCCTCAGTGGCAGCCCACACCACGCCGTAGTACGACGGGTCCTCGATCACGCCCGACGCCAGGCCCTCTACGAGCTTGCGGCGCTGCGCATACACCGACTCGGTCTTGCCGTCGTCCGCAGTCGTGATGACCACGACGAGCGGCTGCCGGCGGGAACCCGTACCAGACTCCAGAGCCTTCAACAGGTCCGGGGACTTGTGGACGTGCAACTCGTCGATGATCGCCGCGTGCACGTTGCACCCATGCAGACCATCAGCGTCGTTTGCCTCGACCTTGAAGTAAGAGCCCGATCGCGGGTGCAGGATCTTCCCCTGCAATGGCCGCAGGTTCCCCTTCAGCGCCGGCGAGTTCTGCACCAGCTGCTTGATCGGGTCGAACAGCTTCGACGCCTGATCCTTCTTCGACGCCGCCGCGTACACCTGCGCGCCCGGTTCCCCATCCGCCGCCGTCAAGTACAAGGCGAGGCCGCCGCAAATCGTGGTCTTTCCGTTCCGGCGAGGAACCTCGACGTACAAGTTCCGCACCACACGGACCAGCTCGGCGTCCTCGTTCGGCGCGCACCACCCAAACACGGGGGCGATGATGTACGCCACCTGCCACGGGTCCGGGTCCAGCGGGCGCCCCGACCACTTGCCCTGCGTGTGCCGCAGCACATGGAACGACGCCAACACCCTGTCCACGCGCTCCGACATGAACATCGCGCCCGGCGCGTCACCCGGTGACGGCGTGATGAACCGCGGCGGGATTGTCGGCAACGACAAGCCCCGGCTCTGCATGTACTCAGCGACCGTCGGATCCAGCTTCAGAGCATCCAAGTCCGCCACCCTGGACACCCCCTAGCGGTCAGCCGCTATCCGCGAACGGATTCCACTCCTGCTCGGCCGGCTTCTTCCCCCCCGCTATGCCGATCGCGCCCTCACTCGACAAGGTCAAGCCAAACTCGCGCAGCAAGAACCGCACCTGATCGGCGGCCTTCTCCTCGACGATCACCCAGCCGGCCTTGACGTCCTTGTTCTGGATGCCCTTGTCGAGCAGACCGCGATCCTTGCGAATCTCCACAGCCATACGCCACCGAGAGTAGGTCTCGCACAAGACACGCAGCGCGAACTCGTCGATCTCCCGCAGCAGATCCACCCCAGCGAGACAGGCCGTGACCTTGGCCCACATGTCCTGCCCGAAGTCGTCCAGGTCATCAGGCATGGGGGGTGGTTTGCGCTCGAACTCCGGCGTAGTCTCAATGGGCCGCCCACCACTGTCGAAGCCCTCGCGGCGTCCGCTGATGGCCTTCAGGTGGGGCGGGAGCTTCGTCGGACCCGACATGTTGACCACCACCCGGGGCGAAAGTCGAAAATTCTAACCTGAGCTTGTGTGTGGGGGAT